GGAACTACAACCTTTGAATCAGGTTTTTATATTGATGATGTAATTACTGAAGCCTATGAAAGAATAGGTAGATTTGATTATTCTGGTAACGATATAAAAACAGCTAGACGTTCTTTAAACATAATGTTTCAAGAATGGGGCAACAGAGGTTTGCATTTTTGGGAAGTAAAAAATAATTCAATTACATTAGTTGATGGTCAATCAGAATATACAATGTATAGATCAACTGCTGATGGTACATCAGATGCAACAGCTGTTTATGGTGTAGATGATATTTTAGAAGCTGTTTATAGAAATTCTTCAGGTGTTGATTTTTCTTTAACAAAAATTAATAGATCAAATTATCAAGGTCTATCTTCTAAAACACAAGAAGGAACTCCAACACAATATTTTGTACAAAGATTTATTGATAAAGTAACTATCACTTTATATTTAACTCCAGGAAGCAGTGAAGCCGGAAACCTGCTTAACTATTATTATGTTAGCCGGATTCAGGATGCAGGGGCCTATACAAACAACGCAGATGTACCTTATAGATTTGTACCTTGTATGGTATCAGGGCTCGCATATTATTTATCACAAAAATATAAACCAGAATTAGTTCAACAAATGAAATTACTTTACGAAGATGAATTAAAAAGAGCATTAGAGGAAGATGGTTCTTCTTCTAGTACATTTATAACCCCTAAAACTTATTATCCAAATGTCTAGATCAAACGGAAAGTATGCACAATTTATTTCAGACAGATCAGGTATGGCTTTTCCATACAAAGAAATGGTTGTTGAATGGAATGGATCACGTGTACATGTTTCTGAATTTGAACCAAAGCAGCCACAGTTAGAACCTAAACCAACTGTTGCTGATCCACAAGGTTTACAATTTGCAAGACCTGCAAGAGTTGAACCTGAGACGGAAAGTTTATTATCAAGTAACCCATTTAGTTTTACTTCAGGATCAAGTATTGTAACTGTCACAGAACCTAATCATGGAAGATCTACAGGTAACATTGTTGTATTTAGAAATGTAGATGGAAGTCCAGGTGGATTAAATTTTTCTTTGTTTGAAAACGCTTCAGGATTTAGTATAACAGTTATAGATACAAATAGTTATAGTTTTGATTGCGGAAGCAATGCAACATTAACAGGAAACTCAGGAGGAATGACTGTGACCGCTGGTCCAGTTACATTAACACCATAATGACATACGCAGAATTAGTACAAAAAATTAGAGATTACACAGAAGTAGATTCAAATGTTTTAACCTCTACTATTGTTGATGGAATCATTAGTGATGCAGAATTTAGAATATTTAGAGATGTAGATTCTGATAATAACAAAAGATATGCAACAGCAAATTTAATTGCGTCACAAAGATTTATTGATGTGCCTGCTGATTTATTGGTTGTTAGATCTGCACAAATTGTTAATGGTGGATCAGGTGGAACTAGAAATTTTTTAGAATATAGAGACACAAGTTTTATGTCCGAATATAATTCAACAGGGGCTACTGGAGAACCAAAATACTATGGTATGTGGGACAAAGACACTATTGTTTTGGCTCCTACACCTAGCTCGACTTATGAAATTCAGTTAAACTATATCTTGAAAGACCCTGGTTTATCTGCTACAAATACGACAACATACATCAGTAAGTATTTTCCCAACGGACTATTGTATGCATGCTTAGTTGAAGCATTTTCTTTTCTAAAGGGGCCAAATGATCTCTTGCAATTATACGAAGGAAAGTATAAACAAGTAGTTGAAGGCTTCTCAATTGAACAAATGGGAAGACGAAGACGAGATGAATATCAATCAGGTGTTCCTCGAGTCGGAGGCAAATAAGGAGATAAACTATGGCTATAACACAAGCAATCGCAAATGCGTTTAAAAAACAATTACTAGAAGGAGATCAAAATTTTTCAAATTCTGGTGGTGATGTTTTTAAATTAGCTCTCTATACTTCTTCAGCAACTCTAAACTCAGCAACGACTGCCTACACTGCAACTAATGAAGTTGCAAACACAGGTACTTACGCAGCTGGTGGTGATAAGTTAACAGGTCAAAATACTTCAATTGCGTCAGGTGTTGCAATTGTGGACTTTGCAGATTTATCATTTACAGGTGTAACGTTGACAGCTAGAGGTGCATTAATCTATAACACATCTTCTGCAGTTACTAATGCAGCGGTTGCAGTTTTAGATTTTGGAGCAGATAAAACAGCTACATCAGGAACTTTCACAGTACAGTTTCCGGCATTTACTACAGCAGCAGCTATATTAAGAATATCTGGTTAAGGAGAAATAAATGGCATTAGTCGTTAATGATAGAGTTAAAGAAACCTCTACCACTACTGGTACGGGTACTTTTACTCTTGCAGGAGCAGTAACAGGTTTTGAAACTTTTTCTAGTGCAATTGGAAATACGAATACAACGTATTATGCAATTGTAAACACTACAAATAGTGAATTTGAAGTTGGATTAGGTACAGTAGGAGCTGGCACTTTAGCTAGAACTACTATTATCTCATCATCAAATTCTGATAGTGCAGTAGATTTTTCAGCAGGTACAAAAAATGTATTTGTAACTTTACCTGCATCAAAATCAGTTATACTAGATTCAAGTGGAAACATTGTTGCAAACAATGGTAGTAATCTTACAGCTTTAAACGCAACACAATTAACTTCAGGTACAGTGCCTGACGCAAGGTTTCCTGCTACATTACCAGCAGCAAATGGTTCAGCTCTTACAGCACTTAATGCAACTCAACTTACTTCTGGAACTGTTCCAGACGCAAGATTTCCAGCAACACTTCCAGCTTTAAATGGTTCTGCACTAACAGCTCTTAACGCAACTCAATTAACTTCAGGTACAGTACCTGACGCAAGGTTTCCAGCGACTTTACCAGCTTTAAATGGAAGTGCATTAACAAATTTAAATGCATCAAACTTAGCAAGTGGAACTGTAGCTAACGCAAGATTAGATGCTCAATTACAAGACGTTGCAGGATTAGCAACAACATCAGGAAAAATTATTCAAGGTGATGGATCTAATTTCGTTCTTTCAGCTTACACTTTACCTACAGCAGATGGAACAGCAGGAAAAGTTTTAACTACAAATGGTTCAGGTGCAGTTACTTTTGAAACACCTACAGTGGGAGATATTACAGCAGTTACAGCAGGTTCTGGTTTAACTGGTGGCGGATCTTCTGGAGATGTTACATTAAATGTTGGCGCAGGTAATTTAATTGACGTTACAGCAGATGCTATTGATGTTGACCTTTCAGAATTAACCACATCTACATCAGACGCTGATGGAGATTTTTTTGCTGTAGTTGATGCAGCAAATGCACAGAAAAAATTAACTAAAGGTAATATTAATATATCAGGATTTAATAATGATTCTGGATTTACTACAAACACAGGAACTGTAACTTCTGTTTCTGGCGGAAATGGATTAACAGGAACGGTTACAACATCTGGATCACTAGCCGTTGGTGCAGGAACAGGTATTGATGTAGCAGCAGATGCAATTTCAGTTGATGTATCAGACTTTATGTCAAACGGCTCTAATAACAGAGTCCTAACTGCAACCGGTACAGATGCGATGAATGCAGAAGCAAACATGACATTTGATGGATCTACTTTAGATGTTACTGGTGCAATAAGAGCAACAGGAGATGTAACAGCTTTTTATTCTTCTGATAAAAATTTAAAACAAAACATTGTAAACATTGATAACTCTTTAGATAAAGTTTCTAAATTAAACGGTGTTTATTATAACTGGACTAAAGAGGCTCAAGAAAAACACTCTCACTTTGGTGAAGAAAAAGAAGTGGGTGTTATTGCACAAGATGTAGAAGCAGTTTTACCTGAAATTGTTGCAACAAGAGAAGATGGAACAAAAGCAGTTAGATACGAAAGACTTTGTGCTTTATTAATTGAATCTGTCAAAGAACTTAAAAAAGAAATAGAAGAACTTAAAACAGGAGCCTAATCCATGGCCCTAGGAGTCACAGCATATTCAGAG